GCGGGAGCCCCGAGGTTGATTAGACCTCAAAGTTCCCGCACCAGCCCTTTTAGCCATTTAGGCAACGAGGGCGTTCGCTGTATTCACCTAGCAAGGACCTGTAAATGACAACTAAGTCTAGTCCCGACTCTGTCGTGCTCAAGTGGGAAGGCAGTCTTAAGTACCAAGATGGTACGACTGACGTCCTACAGAGCCCGTCTTATTCCACTGCGAAGTGGACTAATTCCGTTACAACCGGGGATAATATCCCAGGATGGCGGGAGTTGCTTCGTCAAGGCTATGATGCCACGACGTCGCTTGTCGGGGAGAGATCTGAGGCTCACCTAATCAGTGGGCGCTTGTACGTGAGTATTCCCAAGAATTTGGGGATCCCGTGGCAAATCAGATCTAACTTGGTTGTGGGAAGTATGAACATTGGTTCAGCTCTCCCTACAGTCATTCTTGCAAACGTGTCTACTTCGGAAGCTGACGCTAAGGCTTTAGCAAGGTTCAACCAGCGCATAACGAATTCTCGCACCGCCATTCAAGGCGGTGTGGTACTCGGTGAGCTGGGGCAAACTTTGCGAATGATCAGGAATCCTGCGCAAGGACTCAGAAGGCTCGTTGATGATTGGGGCGTAACAGCCCGGTCGATACGAGGCCAAAGAGTCTATCCGCTCGCCTTCCGTAAGAAGAAGGTAACGGAGAATCTTGCCGATGCTTGGCTCGAGACACAGTTCGGGTGGAAACCTCTGCTTAGTGATGTGAAGGCTGGCGCAACTGCGCTGGCCAAACACAATATCGCTTCGCAAGGCGTTGCAAATCTCCCCATTCGGGGTAGTGCTGCCGTCGATGTTTCCGTATCCGAGTCGATCTCTGGGATGTCGATTTCGATGTCCCAGTGGAAGAACGTCTCTGTCGAGGTAGTAAACACTAGTGTTCGCTACCGAGGAGCCATTAGAGTGGAGCCGCGGAACCCTGCAGTCTTCAACCCTACTTTGTTCGGATTTGATCCGGCTAGTTGGTTGCCTACTGCTTGGGAACTTACGCCCTACTCGTTCCTGATTGATTACTTCTCCAATGTTGGTGATGTAATCGAAGGATGGTCTACTCTCAACAATCGCCTAGCGTGGTGCAATCGCACCGCGAGGGTTACTGCTGAGAAGACTACAACGTCCTGGACCAACATCAAGTTGATCCGGAGTACGGTGCCCTCAGTTAATGAGGTGTCCTTCAAGCCCGCGAAATATGTCTGCAGAAAGATACGCGTATCCAGAGCATCGTACAATGGGAATTTCATCCCTGACTTTGTTCTGGAGATCCCAGGTTTGGGAAGCAAAAAGTGGCTTAACATTGCCGCCTTGCTCGCGTCTCGAGACGCAGATCGTACTTGGAAATTCGACTAAGTTCAATACGGAGATTCTTATGAACAAATCGCAAATGCGATTGATCACAAGCCTAGTGTCCAAAGCGTATATACTGTTCCCGGTGGATTGCGAGCGTTATGACCTCGCGATTCAGATTGGGCGGGCGATGGACGGGCCAGAAAACTGGCGCGTTTGTTACCCGCTCTTTCTACCGGACGACCGTATAGTATCCTTCTTTTGGCAAGCCGTCGTTCGAATCAGGGAGTTAACCGAAAAGGGCCCCTCGATCGGTGATAGTAGCTTTCAGTATGTTCTTTGGGCGTTTGGGATAATATCCTGGCCGCCTAAGTGGCATAACTGTATTGCTGCTCTCTCCGAAGACGAGGAGTTCTTACGGCTCCTTGATGAACTGCGTATTCGCCTATGGGAAGGGGCGCCGCAGACACTATTATCAACGTAACGACAGGAGTATCCCACATGACGTGGAATCCGACCTCTCCGGTTACCGGTGCACCTGAAACCGGCCTGACAACCCCCACCTACACGCTCGTCACCGATGTGGCGCCGGACGTGAATGGTGTGGCCCGAGCCGTAACAACGCTCGGGGGCACCCAAACGGGTGTCGAGGTCAGCTCCCCCTCAAACCCGTTCACCTTGCTAGCCACGCGACCGAAAGTGCTTCGCACTCTCCCAGCGTTGCTAGCGAACGGGCAACTTCCTTCGGTTCCGAAGAACACGTGGAACGTCAGCCTCCGAAAGGGCGTCGACGTTCTATCGGGCCAGACAAAGCAGGTTATGCTTTGCAAACTGGAAATCTCTGTACCGGCAGGTGCCGATACTGCAGATCCCGAAAGTGTCCGGGCCGCGCTCTCTCTGTTCATTGGCTCCCTTTGGGAGCAGAGCAATGAACTTGGCGATGCGATCATAACCGGGGTCCTCTAGCTATTGCTAGGGGT